ATGTAGAAAAAAGTGGTAAAAGAATAGCAGTAGAATTAGGTGCTATTGGTGCTGGTTATACTGCGTCAGATGATCTTATGTATCAATCTTTTAATATTGATACTCAGGAAGCTATGGAAGACCCTCAAGTAACCGAAACTGATTATGCACAAACTGCGGCTATGGCATTGGCAGGTGTTGGACTTGGCCTTGGACTTGCTGCCCCTGCTGTTGTGCTTAGAAAACTTGGTAGAAAAAGACAAGCTAGAAGAGAAGCAGCAGAGCAACAGCGTATAGCTGACGAACAGCCTAAAGTTCCTGAAACAACCAAGACATACTCTAAGGTTGATGGTGCTGTTGGTGCAAGAAATATAGCAGATCAAGCACAGGAAGAACTAGAAGTAGATGGTGTTCTGAATATAGATATAGGTGAGGTTGTTCCCCTGCAAAATCTTAGAGAGATTAATGAGGAGCTTAATGCTGCTGGCTTTAGTGATATTGCAAAGACAGGACCGGGTAAGTATGCTGCAACTAAACTAACTCAGTTACAATCATTTAAACCAGAAAGTGCTAGTGTAGCTCGTACACGTACAGAAAAAATACTAGGTCGTGTTGGTAAAGTATTTCGTTCCGATGCTGGTGTCAAAGGAACTACATCTGAAGCACAACAACGTCTGTCAACTGGAAGACGTAGGATAGATACCTCTCGTCAACTTTCTGAAAGACAGATAGCAACATCTTTTGAAAATTTAAACAAAGCTGTTAGAAAAAACTTTGGTGTAAAAAATCTTAGTCCTATTCAGGCTAAATTAGTTAACGATGCTTTGCGTGGTCGTAAAGCAGCAGTACAAGAACTTGCAAAAGATGCACCTGATGTTTTAGAACAGGTTCAAAAGATGAGAGATAATGTTACTTCTCTTCAGCAAGATTTGTTAGCAACAGGTGCAATTAGAGATGGTTCTAATCTAGAGACAAAAATTAGAAGCTCTATGGGTACAGGTGGTAAAGATGAATTATACCTGACAACTTCATATGAAAAGTTTGATAACCCTAATTGGGGTAAGGAAGTTACTACTCGTATGGGTAAGGGTGGTAATAAAACTATTGTTGAAGAAGCAAAACAATATCTTCAGTCTCAGGCTAAGTCAAATAATAAAGCATTTGGTATTGCTATGGGTAAAAAAGAACGAGGCATACCTCTAAATGCTAAAGATCAAGAAGTATATAATAGGTTTATGTCTGAGGATGGAGAGATAAATAATACTGTTGCTAAAATATTAGATACAAACGAAGACGATGTGCTTAAAGTATTTTCTAATAATGCAATTATTAGTAAGGCTAATGCCACTAAAATTCTTAAAGGAAAGAAAGCTATTCCTGAAGAGATTAGAATGTTAATGGGTGAGTACGAAGACCCGTTTGTTAACTATGCAAAGACTGTATCTAAACTAAATCAAACCATAGCAAACATTGATTATGAAAAAGATATAGTTGCTCTTGCTAATAAAGGATTAATACAGGGAGTAAGAACCAGCAAGTCTTCCAGTAACGACTTTGTTTCTGTAGGAGATACTTTACCATTAAGAAAAGATATTGATCCTAAGTTTGGTATGGACGATGTTGATACAGGTATAGGTGGCATCTATGCATATCCTGAAGTTGCTGCTGGTATTATTAATGGTAACGAAATCTTTCAAACAACTATTAAACCACTGCAAGCTTACCTTGCATTGCAGGGACATACCAGAGCAGCAAAGACTGTCTACAGTCCCACTGCTATTGCTCGTAACTTTATAGGTGCAGGTTGGATGTCGGCTGGTGCTGGATACCTTAATCCACGTAACCTTAGTGAGATACCTAAAGTTATGAAAGGTCTTTACAAAATGAGTGATCAAGACCTTAATGCTGAAATGGAAAAAGGTATTGCTCTTGGTTACCTGCAAAGTGGTACTGACTTAGGTTCTTTCCGTGCAGCACTTAGTGATGCTGGTGATGCTTCTTTTTGGAACTTTACTAACAAAGCTTTGTCTGATAAAAATAGTCTGGCAAAAAGAGCTAAGAAGTTTAATGTTAGTGCTGTTAAATTGTATCAGTCAATGGATGATATGTGGAAGCAGTATGCCTTTCTAAATGAGAAGGGAACTTACAGACAAGTTCTTGCTGATAAGGGTATTAATCCTGATGATGTTGTTAGAAGATTTAACAGTGCTGATGGTAAGCTTATTGAGATAACAGAGCTAGATGAGTATGCTGCTAATGAAGTTGCAAAGCATATGCAGAACTATGCTGGTGTACCACAGTTTGTTCGTACTGCCAGACTACTTCCAGCAGCAGACTTCTTTGCCTTCACCACAGAGATTATACGAACTCAGAAAAATATTATTAAGACTGCCCTTAAAGATATAAAAGAAGGGCAGCAGTTAATGAGAACTGGTAAGGAAAATGCTGATGGTACATTAAAAGGTCAGGCACAATCTGTTGCTGGTCAGCGTAGGCTTGGCTCTGTCATAGCCGCACAGTCTGCTGCACCTGCACTGGCTGCTGCTGGATATGCAGTGACAGGTATGGATCAACCTGCCACAGATGAGAATGGTAAAGAACTACCATACACAGTCAAGGAAGGTTATGAAGCCTTTGATCAAGAGTGGCAACGTGGTGCAGACTTTCTCTATCTTGGTGTGCCTGAAGATGGCAAGGCCAGAAGAATTAATCTTAGTTATCTTAATCCGTGGTCCAAGACACAAGACCCTATTCGTGCTGGTATCAGAGCATTGTCTTCTGACAGTGATATTGATAGTAGTCTTGATGAAGCTTTTGGTAGGTCTGTTTGGCAACCTCTCAAAGAAACATTTGGTTTCTCCATGTTGGCTGATGCAGCATTGAGCATGGCGTTTAATGTAGATGAGTTTGGCAGACCTATCTTCAGAGAAACTGACACTGCTGGTGAGAAGTTCAGGAACGGAGTGGTTACAACTCTAGAAACATTTGAACCGGGACTTATTAAAACAGCAAGAGACTTCAGCACATCGCTTAATGCACCAGCTAAAGAAGTAAGAGATACTGTTTTGGGTAGCTATGGTACTCCTGTAGGCTTTACCAGAAGCGGTAGAATAAAAGCTTTTGACGAACAGATTGTTGGTCTAAGTGGTATTAAGCCAGAGACTATAGATATTAAAGATACGCTTGGCTTTAAGCTCAGTGCCTTGAAACGCAACATGGGTGAGTCTAATAAAACTTTTCAGAGAGCGTACCAGCAAAGAACTCCCATAACATCCGATGAACTTGTTGAGGCGTATTCAGATGGTATAAGAAAAGAATATGAATATGCAAAAGAAATGTTTGATGTTATTACCAAAGCTAAAAGTATTGGTCTGTCAAATGCAGAGATCATACGTGCTGTAACTGATGATGGATTGTTCAGTAAAAGACTTGATAAAAAGATGCTATATAATCTAGTTAATCGTGGTGTGTTTGTTCCTGCACCACCTAAGATGAGTGACATCTACAAGTGGGGAATGTCCACAAAGAAACGCACAGGTTCCAAGCCACCCATTGAAGAAGCTCAACAAGAAATATTTAAAATATATCGCCAGTATGCTGGCGCAACTACAGGAGAAAGATAAGTGTCTAATTGGGAATACTTTACTGAAGATGAGATGCGTTGTAAAGGTACTGGAGAGTGCTATATGGACGAGGAGTTTATGGAAAAGCTTATTCGTTTAAGAAGAGACTATGACAACCCAATGATTGTATCTTCAGGATACAGAGACATAGCATATAATACTACAATAGGTGGCTCACCTAACTCTGCACATATTTATGGGAGGGCTGCTGATATTGTAATTGGTGGTCACGAAGCTTTTAAACTACTACGTCTTGCTATCATACATGAGTTTAAGGGTATCGGTGTGTCCCAACGTGGCATGTATGAACGCCGCTTCCTGCACCTTGATACAATGGAAGATGGGGATCACCATCCTCGTCCGTGGCTTTGGAGCTATAAGTAAAACTTAACATTATTAAGGAGGCTAAACTATGGAATGGGCAATAATGACATTCGGTGGAAAGCTATGCTGTATCTTCGCTTCGGGATGTGGCGGTGTAGCAAACGTATTAACGCAAAAGAAGTGGAACTTAGGTGCTGCTAAAGATATTTTAGTTGCAGTTCTTGTAGGTTGGATCGCAGCAGAATTTCTAATTCCGGCAGCTATGGGATACTTTAAGTTTAATCATCAGGTTGCGATTGGTTTAGCATTCATTGTTGGGTATTGTGGTATACGTCTTCTTCCTAAACTTGAAGAAGCACTAATGAATAGGATTAAGTAATGCCGGGACCGGGACGTGTCTTACTGGCATACTTTGCAGCAGTAATATTAACAGCTATAATTCTTGGTCCTGCTAACGTATAATACGGAGGTTAGTATGGAAGGTGGAATCGACATACGTTTGGTCGTAACTATTGCTGGTATCTTATTCAGTGTGGCAGGAGCCAGTGCTGTAGCCAAGATGCAGATTAAACAACTAGTAGATAAACTAGATGATGTTGAGCAACGTCTGCGTAAGATGGATGCTCGTAGTGACAAGCTAATCACTGCAACTGAAACTCAGGAACAAAGAATAAATATTTTAGCTAAGATGGCAAGTCCTGAAAATCTTAGGAGAGATCATATGCAACTGGCAGAGATTGTTACGCATGTGGAAAGACTACAAAAAGATTGTGATAGACTATATGCCATGCACAATGGATCACATCCTCCCGTAGCAAGTGAAAGGATAGCAAAATGAGTAAAGATAATATTCCCGATAAAGAAACATATCAAGTTAACAGACGTAGAATGTGTTGGGTTGTTCT